AACTCAAACCACCCGTGGCATCCCAGTAGTAAATACCAGCCGCCCGTGGCCCAAATACCAGATCCTCGCCCCAGTTACCTGCATTCCAAATCCTAAGCGGATCAGTGACTTGTGGCGTAACACCCCAACTGCCACCGCCCCAAGGACCGCCGCCCCAGCCAACTAATGGGACTTGTGCAGTTCCTGGCCCAACGTTAACTTGAAACGCACCAACGGTTGATGCACCGCCCGTGCCAGAGTCTGACGCATTGGATGTCACCGCAGCGCCAGATGATGGATCTTTAGCCGTGAAGGTAAATGTATTGGCAGTTGGTACGCCTGTTATTTGATATTGCTGATTTAATACCGCCGCTGTGATGTTGCCACCCAGGCTCGTCGCACCTGAAAAAGTAACAAAATCTCCTATGATTGCGCCATGCGCCGTGCATGTGGCTGTAATCGTGGAAGAAAACGGCGATACCGTGACAGCAGAGAAAGTAACCGCACCAGCAGCCGTGGTCAGTCTGATAGGGGTGATGTCTGAATACGCACCGCCCTGCTCGATGTAGTACTTAAGATTTGTACCTACACCAAGCAGATTATTATTGCTAAGCGTTACCCAGTTCCACAGTGATCTGCATATACCTAGGAAAACTGCCTGAGATATCCTAACCCAGCCGCCAATTTTCTCTGGCGTGCCTTGCCGGAAACGCACCTTGTCAGAGACATACCAACCATTGTTCTCATTTGTATAACGTGTGTTTTCTTTATTTACGCCAGCTTTATAAATAACCTTAGTAAGAGGCATCGCTCACCTCGTACTTATTAGTTTTCCTTTGATTTTCATACCACGGTATCACTCGCAAGTTTGTTGGTACATGAAGACCAGAAACCACTTTGCCTCTTAAAGGAATGATGTGATCAACGTGCCACTGAATCCCTGTTGACGCAGATCTTTTGATGGCAATGTCATACGCCTGCTCTATCATCCAAAAATCTTCTTCATCTAACCACTTGGGAGTTCTATTAATTAAATCAATCTTGCGCTTTTGACTAAGGAAATTTATTAAGTGTTTGTTTTTTTGGCGATATTGCTTCCCGTATTCTTTTACGTAGTCTGCATTTTCTTCACGCCACTTGATCATATTTAAAGCAAGTTTTTCTCGGTTTTTTTCCCTGTATATTTTTCTTTGCGCGTGTTCCTTTGCCAGAAATGACGGATCTTTGCGATTTATTGCTTTTCTAGCAACGTTATCGGTCTTGTGGCAAATAATACAAAACGTATTAAGCCCGTCTTTCATTCTTGTGTTTTTATAAAACTCGCCTTGCGGTTTTTCAATCTTGCATTTTGTACAGATTTTTATTAACACGGCTCACCTCATCAACGCAGCTTCAGCCGCACGGCGGCGGGTAAGTCCGGGGAGAACCCTTCCGGCAGCTTTATTCCACTTAAGGCATTCATTTGCCGCACCATCCCAGTCCCCCGCATCAATACGCTTTTTGAAGGTGGAAACCCTATAGTTTCCTAGTCCACAATTGTATGCCCAGCTTGTCACAGCGGCAATCTGTCGCGGAGAGGCGTTAGCAATATTGGGCGAAAACTTCAACAACCCCCTTATGAAATATTCAACGTGGTGATCTAAGGCGTCTTCACATTGCTGCATGGTCCAGACGGTTCCGGGTTGGATGTCTGGTCCTGTCGCCCCCCAACCAATAGTCCAAGGATGACCTCTGGTGCCGGGGTCAGGATAGGATTGAACATTTCCGTCAGGTAAACGCCTTGCCAACCCTTCAAAGGGTTTGATGAGAACATCTTTGCAAAGCTGTTTGGCTTCATTCACCGCCGGACCTCTCGTCTACCAACTTGTTAATCTGCTCCCACAGGGCTGTGATCTGTTTGTCGTAATTCTTCTCAAGGTAATCAACACGCACTTTAAGCGTCACTGCATAAGCCGCGATGCCTACCACCGCCACCCCTAGAAACCAAACCTTGGCGAGGGATTCGGCAATTGTTTCCATTACGACTTCTGATATTTCTCTACGCTTCTGCCAATAAAATAAAATGACAGCACCATTGACAGCATCCCAAAATCATCTTCGTCCCACGTTTTAATCAGCACCTCAGCCCAATTTGCGTTGGTCTGAAAAGCAATAGCAAGAGCCGCTGCCTTAACTCCTGCGTACATAAAGAATAAAAACCACGTTACGCCTGGACGCACTGAAGCTGAAATAAACGACATAAACCAACCCGCTGCCTTAGCAGTTTCAGCCTGTTCCTTAAATGCCTCTTTAATCGTATCCATTTGCTGTATCGAGTAGTCAACATACTTCTCCTCCATCTTAAACTCACCCCTCATCTTCTCAAGGTCGGTCTGGAGTTGGAACATGGATAGCTCGTGTTGACGCTCGTTCTTCTTGTCTAAGAACTTAAGCACTTCAGGGGCAAGCCTGAACAGACCGCCGAAGATGGAACCCATTAAACCGCCGCCAAGTAACTCAAACATGCTTACCCCTTTGCGGTAATTTGATCGGCACCCTTCTTGACCGTGACCTTGGAGCCTTCAACATCCACTTGCATGGGTTGCTCGACTCGGTCTAGCTTGTCAAGGCGGTGGATAAGATCCTTGATGACATCAAACTCAGGCTTTTCTTGCTTAGCAGCGGTGCCTGCAATGCCGTTTAGCATCTGTATAAGTGCAGTAAGTGAAGCACCCAAAAGACCCATAACAGCAGCAATTTTTTCGCCTTCAAGAAATAAAGATGCACCTACGCCCACGAGTACGATTAGGAAGATATACAGTAAGCCATCTTCGCCAATGGCTTTACCTGCTACTTCTTTGGCCGAGTCTTGTGCTTTAAGCTCATCAAGCCTAATTCTGGCCTGGGCTTTTAGGACCGCCAGTTCGTGGGCCTTGTCTTCCACCTTTAAGACTCACTGCTATCAGGAACCTGTGGCGTCCCCTGGGCTTTGATTTTTTCAATCAGATTGGCCACCTGTGCGTAGGGCAACTGCCCTAGCGTGGTCAGGATCTGATTTACTTCCTCAAGGGAAAGCTCTAACTTGATATTCATACGGCATCCCAACTCGTTGTCTCTTCATTCCACTGATACCGATTGCCATCTTGCGGCATCGCTACTGGTGGATCCCATAGGCATGTTTGTTCGTTCAGTATCCATGATGGATAGGGCTTGGGCGGGATGAACGCGTCACGCTGTGGATCGTAGGTGTAGCCAATGCCTGCGTAGTTTTTCCTGAAGTTGCCATTGTAGCTGGTCTGTTTCCAATACGGATAACCGCCTGACCAGTTCTGTAGAAACCAAACGCCTTTCCATTCCTGCTCAACACCGTTTTGGTCAAGCAGTTCGTTGTTGTGAACAACGTGAACTTCAAGCACCACGTTGTTCTGATCTAGCTTTGCGAAGTGAGCCATTACGCCTCCAACTTTAATCCAGTTAAGTCCATTTCTTCTCCGACCATACCAACCGGAAACGTATTAAACGAAAGACTGATTCTTGTGACATCACCTTTCACTGTAGGAACCATGTGCGTCAGTGATGAAGGAAACAAGATTAGCTTGCCCGCCTCGGCCTCAAACCACCAAGACTCAGAGTTGTACGCATTCCAGTTATCGGTGGGAAACTTGATCTGCTGATATTGGTCTTTGTAAAAATAAATCCTGTCATCAGGATTGGTTTGAAGATAGTAGACCCCAGAAACAAACGAATTAGGATGCGCGTGTTTGTGGTGGTATTGACCAGGGTCGCTAAAATTTACCCAAGACTGTGTGATCTTTAGATTTACGTCATGCTTTGGTGCCGTCGTAGCCTTGAAGTAATCCAAAACACAGTCTTCAATCCATGACCGCAACGGTGTCATGCTCTTAAGCACGAAGTTGTTTGTTGAAGTTGTATTGCCCGTGTTAGGCCTCGTTTCTAAGCCTTTAACAAATACAACTTCTTCATCCGTCACCGGACGATTAAAAAACGCGACAGGCAGCGGGAACAAATTATGAATGTTCATCTCAAAATGTAATGGAGCCGTTGCCAGTCCATGTGTAAATACGCTTCCCGCCGCTTGTTGTCACTGTTGGCGAACCTGTTGTTGCTGTTGCCGCAAGGTAAACATCTGGGTAGGAAATAATTACAACACCAGAGCCACCGTTTCCACCATCACCGGGATTCCTGCCACCTCCACCTCCACCACCAAGATTTGCCAAACCTGATGTTGCGGCGGTGGTTGATGAGCCGCCGTTACCACCCCCACCTGCGCCACCCGCTGCGACTGAAGCACTGCTATTCCAACCTCCGCCACCACCACCAGCGTAGGTTACAGAAGAACCAGTGATAGATGACGCAGTTCCTGCACCGCCGGTTCCTGCCGTCGGTGCATTACTGGTAGTCCCAACTCCAGATGCACCACCACCACCACCACCTCCAATATAACCAGAGCCTGTCATTCCACCGCCATTATTTCCTTGCGACGGAGATGTGCTTGGTGTATTGCCAGAACCTCCAGTGGCAGGAGTTGAGGTGTAACCAACACCACCGCCACCAGAGCCTCCTGAGCCACCATTTTTAGCGCCTGCGGTTGCGACATTAGTTCCACCACCACCAAAACCACCACCAGCGGAAGTAATAGTGCTAAATACCGAATTACTTCCAGCTACTCCATTTGCCCCTGGAGTAGAGCCAACACCACCAGCACCCCCACCGCCGACAGTTACGGTGTAGCTTGTGCCTGCGGTAACGCTGAAACCTGTGCCAGTTCTAAAACCGCCAGCACCACCCCCACCGCCACCATAATCGCTACCACCCCCGCCACCACCACCAACAACCAAATAATTAACTTCAAGTGGTGGGCCACCAGCAAAAGTAGCCGTTCCATAAGCCAACCAACCTTGCGTTGAGTCCACATACACAAGTTGTAATGAAAAACGGCCAACCGTAGCCGCATAGTTACTTGTACTGCCGTTTATCTTCCCGCCATTCGGGTTAATGGTCAGATTATTGGTTCCGAACGTCCCCGCATAATCTGTCAGCGTAATCTGATCGCCAGGGTTTGGATTTAACGGCAGCGTGACAGTAATGGCCGCAGAAGTCGTATTAACCGGATAGGATCTTCCAGCGATTGCAAGAAAGTTTGCACTCGTTACCGGCTGCCATTGCAGCGTCGGCGGTGGCGCAAGGTTAAATGCCGATGGCTGCAATGAATTCATCAGTAATTTCCTCCGAATGCTGATACTGCGATACCAATATTCGTACCGCCAGCAGCTACCGTAAGACCTGCGTACAGCCTATAAGAGGCAGGAATATTTAATCCACCTGTCGTTAACGATAATGGGTAAACAGTTAACGCTGAAGTTCCCAAAGCAGTAACCGCTGTGGCCGGTATTGCTACTTCACCAAGGAAAATGTTGTTAGTTGCAGTGGTGTTGACTGAATTGTTGTTGATCCAAAACCTAACCACCGTTGCGTTGCTTGTTCCTGATGCTGTTGCCCCGTTGGTTGAAGCAAGCCGACAATTGATTTGGTCGATTCTTGCTCCATCCGACCCAGCGGTGAACACTAACACCATAGCAGTGCCAGTAGCCTCTGTTCCATCAAAAGCTTTTGTGTTGGTCATTGCTGTCGATAAAACAGCATTCAAAGCGCCAACATTTGGCGTTTGTACAAAAATTGGGGTTGATGTAACAGCCATGATTAAAAAGCTCCGTAGGTATTCGCTAAATAAATATTTGAACCTGTGCTGCTAGATGTTTTCCAAGAAAGTGTTCCAGAACCGTTTGTAGAGAGCATCTGCCCGTTTGTTCCATCGGCACTTGGCAGCGTCCACGTTACGTTAGACGAAACCGTTGCTGGGGCTTGGAATGCCACCCAGTTGCTGGAATCAGAATCGCCAAACCTTAGATCACCTTGAGCGTTGATCGTCAGGTTGGACCCATCCGTAACGAGGTTCGTAGCGCCAGCAAATGATCCGGCGTTGTTGTACTGAAGCTGGGTATTTGAGCCACCTGGAGATCCGCTTGCGGTTGCCCACGAAAGGGTTCCTGACCCGTTGGTTACCAATGCCTGACCGGAAGAGCCGTCAGTACTTGGTAGTGTCCAAGTAACGCTTGCCGATACAGTTCCGGCGGCTTTGAATGCGACATAGTTGGAAGAATCCGTATCAGCAAACCTTAATGCACCAGTTGCGCCAATCTGGACATTCGTACCATCCCATACAAAGTTTGCAGACCCGCCAAACGATCCAGAGTTATTGAACTGGATCTGAGTATTGCTACCACCTGGGGTGCCGCCACCTGACGAGGCAATTGTTATGCCGCCCGATGAATTGGTAATCGTTATGTTTGACCCAGCAGTAAGCGCGGCCAAGGAAAAACCTGAGCCATTACCAATAAGCAACTGGCCGTTAGTAGGTGTTGCTGTGTTACCCGTTCCACCGTTACCTGTGGGCAATGTACCCGTGACTCCTGTTGACAGGCTTACGTTGGTAATCGTGTTGTTAGAACCATTGATCGTCTTGTTGGTCAGTGTTTCTGACCCTGCCAAGGTCGCCAACGTCCCGGTAACGGGAAGCGTTACGGATGTATTGCCAGTAAGCGTAAGACCAAGACTGTAGTTACCCGTAAAAGTAATTGTATTGGCAGCATTATTAGCAACACCAGTGCCGCCATTTGCCGCACTTAATGTACCGGCTACTGTAATTGCACCTGTCGTAGCCGTGCTTGGCGTTAAGCCTGTCGTGCCAAAAGAAACTGATGCGACCGTGTTACTTGTAGTTGCAACCGTTCCTGATGTGGGAAGCGTAAGGCTTGTCGCGCCTGTGGTTGTAAATGTCAGGCTGTTAGCACCCGATGTGGCAAGTGTCGATCCGTCTGCAAGTGTCAATGTGGCGCTTGTTGCAGGAGCAGTGATCGCTACCTTATTAACACTGGTCGCTGTTGCTGCGCCGATGGTTGGTGTTATAAGCGTTGCCGAAGTAGCGCGTACCAGATTGCCTGTGCCGGTCGATGACACCCACTCTGGTGCTGTTGCTCCTGAGTTAACTGACAGAACCTGATTAGCTGTGCCAATGGCAAGGAACGTGGTCGCACCAGATCCTGTTTGATAAGGTACAGATCCTGCTGCGCCGCCTGCTAGGTTTGTCGCCGTGCCAACGGAGATGCCTGATAGCGATGTCCACTGAGGCGCAGAACCGCTTGATGTCAGTACGGTGCTAGCACTACCAATAGCTAATTTTGTAAGACTGGTTCCACTGGCGTAGTAAGTAATATCACCAGCGGTATAGGTTGTTAGACCTGTGCCACCCTGGTCCGTTAATAACGTCCCCGATGATGTAAGACCGCCCGATCCATCTGTAAAGACAGGCTTACTTACTGTCAGTGACGACATAACCGGATTGCTGCTAAATGTCTGGATCCCAGTAAATGTCTGTGCTGCGTCTGTCCTTGCTACCGATGCATTGGTAGAAGGAAATGTCATCGTTGTGCTATCTGTACCGGCAAACGTGATGGTGTTATTGACCGTTGCCGTTTTACCATTTGCAATCGTCAACGTACCCGTGGTCGTTGATACGGTCAAACCATTGTATTTACCAGCCGTGATATCGCCGGTCGAGTCAGCAATTGTTGCTGCCGAGTTTTGAATAATCTTGCCGGTCGTACCATCAAAACGCGCAATCGCATTGTCGGTCGATGATGCCGGTCCATCCACATCACCTGAAGCAATCTCTTTAAAGTCACCCGCATTTGTATCCCAAGCTACCCATGTTTGCTTACCAGGGGCTACAGAAATACCAGTCGTTGGGCCTGTACCGCCACGAATCACCACGTTATAACCGCCCGTGGTGTTGTTCATCACAATATAAGCTTTGGATGAATTGGGCGTATTGATGTTTCGTACGTCTGTTCTGGAGCCGGTGCAGTTAAGCACCATGTACTGTGCTGAGGTACCGCTGATGTTCGTTGCGGAACTTGTGCCTTGGGTCAGTGTCAGTGTGACATCACCATCTGTACTGATGGTTTGCGTACCAGCGATTGCAATATCGAGATAAGAGGTAACGGCGTTGTTAACATCGTCACCCCAGGTTCCTGACTCGGTCCCCGTTACTGGCTGACCAAGCGCCAAAAGGGTTGTGTAATTAACAGTCATGTCGTTATCTCAGTCCAGTTTGCAGATTGCGAGCTACTAATTTGGGTCCACACAGCAGTCTGTGCGTTATTAATCGTTTGCCAATTTGCTGTTTGTGAGTCATCGATTTGCTCCCAAAACAAAGCCCCAGACACTGTATCCGCAATTGTTGCAGTCTCGATGATATTAGTAAAGAGAGACCGGATGCCATTTGTTGCGTCTGAGATGCCAATACTGTCAGATGCTTGGCTAAATACTGATGTGTTGGTGAAGATTGAGTCGGCTGCTGTTCCTGTTTCAAGCACCAATGACGCAAAGTTTTGGGAGGCTTGGACGGTGTCTGCCCCCGTCGCCGATTCCAATACGGCGCCAAAGAAGATGAAGTTTGCTGTAACACTGTCTGCACCCGTTGATGATTCAATGATACTTGCAAATACACCATTGCTCGGTGTAATTGCATCAGAGCCTGTTGCAGCCTCAAGGATTGTGGCATCTGAAACACCACCACCCCAAGCTGCCTGACCCCAGTATCCTGAACCATATCCACTCATGCCGACAGGTTAAATTGATAGGTCACACTCAGTACATCGCCCGATACAACACTTCGATCACCTGGGGATTGAAAGTCCGCCGCCGAAAACAAAGTGCCTGACGAACCGCCTTTGGTGCTATTACTTGTCAAGAACGCTCCGCCTACCGTCGCTGTGGCGTTAATATTAAACACAGCCTTGTTGGACGTATTGGTTACTACAGAAGGGTTGGCATTTGTTGATGGTGCAAATGTTGCCGTGGGTCTTGTTGAGTCACTATAAGGTGTGATCTCTGTCCATCCGGCATGAGATGCCATCGTGTCGCCGGGGTCAGGTGTATTACTCGCAGCAGCACCGTACAGACCTATGTACCACGCAGTAATTTGTGCTGCTGAATTAGCAAGTGCAGTGCCTGCCATGTATTGCAGACCAGCATTCACAACCAGATTGTCGCCTTCTGCCGTCCACTTAAGGTTGCCATCTTTGTCTCTGCACTCAGCAAAGTATTTACCACAAGCGCGAGCTTTTTCACCAGATCCGGTCTGCGCTAACAAACCGCCTTGAAATGTATCGACTGCTTTTGCTTGTTCCATTATGCAATCCTTAAAACAGCATTCGTTGCGTCATTAACCGGGAATGTGATCACCAAATTCTGTGCAGTCTTTGTGATATTCACACCGAAGTTTAATACTGCAACCGAGCGATTTCCATTAGTTGAGTTGTAAATCAAAGCCCCGTTAGTAGTCAGCGTTACATTGGTAAACGTGGCATCTTGGAAAGACCAGTAAGAAGTAGTTCCTTGAAAGCTTGGCGTGATGTTTGTGAGGATGATTCCGCCAGCCGTGTAATTGGCTCCACTGGATTCACCTGCTGCTGTGTACGCAGTCGTTGAGGCACCGAGATCCGCGTTTGCGGTGTATAAGGCAAGCTTAAAGACATCGCCTGTCCCCGTTGTAAAGTTATGCAGCCCTTGGGCAACCTCAACCTTGAAACTGGTGGTGAGCGTTTGAATGATCGCCATTACACCACCTTATCTCGCACCTGACCAGTACGGTAAGCATCCTGCCGCTCAAGACCGTCACCAAGACGCTTGGCCAGTGCCAATGCCTCTTTGTATTTCATCGTGACATTGGCCATGAGATCCTGCTCAAGTTTCAGGAATGTTGACGCCTCTACCAATGCGCCATACAAAAGCACTGAGTCAAAGTTATCACTCAGCCACGTGGTCGTTGAATCATTACCGGATGTAATCGAAGCCGGGTAATAAAAGTAATGAAGCTCTACTGAGTAAGCTGCATCTGGCGTTGGGCCTAGCAAGAAAGTCAGCTCATTAGGCGACGTTGGATAATCCGGCCCAAACAACGCATAGCAATACGGGCGCCCGGTATTTCCTGATCCCGTCGGAATCGGAAACGCTTCCCGGATAAAGTTCACATCTTTATTGAGCAGGTAGTAATACGCACCATCCGTATCAATAACAGCCATGGAATATGGGGCCAGGAAGTCTGAAGGGCATTGCAAGTAGCGGTTGTTAGCAGTGCAAGACCCAGTGACATTCTTACGCAGGCTTGGAAATTGGATCGTATTAAAGATCCTCTGCTCCGCCTGCTGCGCGAAAGTCGCAAGATTATCCGCCGCAAACGACGTTTCAAGATAATCCTGAATCTGAGTCTTTAACTCACCGTAATTCACGCCATCGGTCCCCTGCACATAACGCCCTTAGTGGCGGCGCCAGCTCCACGCATTTTAATACCAGACGTCTTAACGCCAAGATTTGGATTCATGGCTACGCCAGCAGTGGGCTGCCAATCAGGGATCATGTTGTATGGCATTTTCTTGCCAGGCTGAGGTGATGCAACAAGCTTTTCACCTGTCATGGTGTGTGGCTCTGCATATACCGAGGCCGGACCAACTTCTTTGCCGCCCATCTTCATGGAGTACTTAGCCATCACTTGCTCCTTTGATTGGCCACCCGCGCCATGTTGCGCCCCATCTTTTTCATCATCTCTGATGTAGGGCCGCCTTTTTTCATCTTCTTGGCATCAGGATCAGGATGCGCCCCTTTGCCTTTTGCCATGTGCTTTTTGAGTGCTTCCATCGTCTTCATGATTTCTCCTACGATGCCGTGACTGAATTAAGTAACGCCTGTCCAATCAAATGATTGGGGGTCATGCCTGTGTCGTATGCTCTTGCACCACCCACCGGGTTGAAGCCCCATTCAATTACTCGGCTTCCTTCAAGCGGAACACCCGTATATAAAGGGTCTGTTCCTACGGTGTAGTTAGTCTGCATCCCATTTAAGCCTGACTGGTAATACGAGTTGGAATCGGGACGTGGATTCCTAACGGCCTGCGGATCGGAAATGGGAAACATGCCAAGTTGCAATTGCGGCTGATCAGGATTCCAGCATTCCGCACATGCAAGTATATTCACATTTTTGGTTTTAATCACTAGCTGCTTGAGTTGCTTTAGTTTATATCTAAACCCACAAACATCGCACTGCGCGATAGCAAACTTGCCACTAGCAAATCTATTCGGCATGGCTAGTACCAGGAGGGTAGGCAGGTTCTTTCATTGAAGCGCGTATATCCTGCAACATTTTTCGTATATCCAATCTTGCCTGCATGACGTGATCAGGGATTGGGTTTGATGAATTACCGTACTTTACTCCATCGTTTCTTCTTAAAGGGTATTTGAGAGCAACATCAACCTGCTCAGCCTTTACAACCAAGTATGGTCTGATCTGCTTTAGGAAATCCATTGCCCCTTCGTTTTTTATACCCCATCTGTGCTGTACAGACCAACGCCTACCGTTAGGCGTTCTGTCTCTGCTAGTGACTATCTTGCCGCCAAACCATTCCAGGAATAATTCTAGGCACGGCAAACTTGTTTGGCTAACTTGGGTATGCAAAACAGTCCTATAACCATGACGACATTTATCATTTTTAGATAGCTCGACAATTACACAGCCTTCGCCATCAAAAAACCCTGCCGCCCATGCTAATTCTGTTGGAGTTGGCATTTAGAAGTTCACGCCTAAGAATGATTGCCTTGGCACAAACCTGATCGGCGCCTTCTCACGATCTTCGCCTGCTGCCAAATCCCATGACTCATCATACTGAGCCTTTAGCATGGCCATCCTTTCTAAGCCGCCCTCTACTTTCATGGACAGCTTATATGCCAATCCAGATATAAGCGCCTCTTGGAATCGATAGGGAATGTCCTCCACGTTCACACCATTTCCTGCGTCTTGCATCCTACGCATCCGCCAGTAAACCAGTGTGTAATAAGGTGTAGAGATGGAACCCTGATCCGGGGCCGGCCATACCGTGACGTTAGGAAACTTGGTATTGCTTACCGTTGCGCCTGAAGAATGAGCGGCAGCCGTTGTGTTGTTCTGCCCGCGGACAACATTGTCTAGCGTTGCATAAGCTGAAGTACCCGTTGCCACATTCTCGGCTTGGGTTGAAGTACCGTAGTAATAAACCGTCTCCGATCCAATGTTTGCATATCCTGCATATGGTATCCCTGCGAGGCTAGACATCGGTATTGTCGTAGCAGAGGATGAGATGTTTGCTGCCAGAGTACCCGTGAAAACATATGTCTGTCCGCCTTGCCGATCTATGTAGATCTGTATGGGCCGCCCTGTGGCAAGCTTGTTGGGTATCGTTGAATACGTGCTCACCGAGATCCGGCTGATATTGATGTCCGTCTGGTTCTGACCTTCACCGGTCCGAATGATGGTTTCTACCAGGTCAACCGTATTAATTGGCAATGGGTAGGTAATCTGGTTGGCATAGAGCTGTATAGCGCCCTGCTCCATGGTCCATAGGTTTACCCCGCGGTTTGCCCACTCCGTAAGTAACAAATTAAGTGATCTACGAGCCGTCCTTAGATCGTAGCCAGAACGTAGTTCTCGGCCGCATCTTTCATACGCTTCTTCGACAAGCTCATTAAGATTGGGGTCGAATGATGTCGTGCCGGATGTGTAAGCCATTACTTGCTCCTTGCAGCACGCATATTATCCACGAGATTTGGATAGGGTCTACCAGCAGCTTTAGCCATAGCCTTTGCTTTGGCTTTTTTTGCGGCATCCATGGGCCTCGATTTACCAAGTTTTTTTGGTCTCGGCTTGTCCCATACCTCCCCACCCTCTGCGTACTGCGTAAAGTCAGTATCATCCCGACGGCGTTTGACCTTGGCCTTGGGCATTTTGCTGGGATTGATCGCTCCCATCCCCCTGCTTGGCATCATTTGCTGCTCCTAATAGTGCGGCTAGTCCGAAGTTGCCAGTATCTTGCAAAGGACGCAAGTAGCTGGGCGCTTTGAATAAATCAAATGGCCCAAACTCTGGTGCTGGCACGTTGGGCTGTGCGTAATCTACATAAGTCTTTTTCTGACCAACGGCAGCAGGAATACCAAATAACGGGAATGGCATACCAGCCGACGTTGTTGGGGGTGCCGATGTCGTAGGCGCCTTGGATGTTGTAACTGGTGCAGGCGTTGTAACTGTAGTCGTCGGTGGTTCTGTGGTTGTTGTTGGCGGTAAGGTGACTGTTGTTGGAGGTAAGGTAACTGTTGTTGTTGGTGGTTCCGTTGTGGTAGTTGGAGGGAATGTGGTCGTCGTAGGAGGTAAAGTCGTAGTAGTGGGAGGTAGAGTCGTAGTCGTCGGCGGAAGCGTGACTGTAGTAGTCACCGGCTCAAGTGATGTGGTTGTAATATCAATTGTAATTGACGTTGAAATTGTTTGGGACACAGTAACCGTTTCTGTAACAGTAATAGGCTCAGACACAGTAACCGTTTCTGTAACAGTAATGGGCTCGGACACACTAACCGTTTCTGTAACAGTAATAGACTCAGATACAGAAATCGGTTTGGTAACAGTAACCGTTTCTGTAACAGTAATAGACTCAGAAACAGAAACCGGTTTGGTAACAGTAATAGACTCAGATACAGAAACCGGTTTGGTAACAGATATCGACTCCGAGACAGAAATAGACTCAGAAATTGATTGAGATAATGACAGCGATTCGCTTATTGATGCAGATGTTGATTGTGACGTGCTAAGTGACTGAGACCTAGAAACCATCTCAGAAATTGATTGAGATATCGACAGAGATTCACTAATTGACGCAGATGTTGATAAAGCATTAAGCAAATCATCTTTCAGCGCCTTGCTTATGCTTAGGTCAACCTCATTCTTTGAAATACTTGATGATATGGAGGACTCAATCGCAGCTTTTGAGACTGAAACATCGTAATCGTTTTTAGATATGCT